TTTATATCTGCTTTATCCGATGGTGATAACCATGTGTTTTCAAGATAATGTTTTGTGACAGCATCTTGAGCATCTGTAGGATTAGCTACATTTATAATTCTTTTATTATTAGCATCAAATCTATCACTAGCATCTAGTCCTAGTTTTGAAGCTACATCGTCTGCTGTTTCTTGTGATATAAAAAAGTTTTGGTCTGCTGACCTATCTAAATCAGAAGATGTTAATACACTTCCATCTTGGAAATCAACTAGCCTAGCATCTGAAGGTGTAATTCTTTGAATAAGAACTACAGCTCCATTAGCTGGCGTTGATGACAATTGAACCGAAGATGATGTCGGAAATGTTATATTAGTATCCTCTACGCCATTAACAAAAGCCTTTACATGGCTTGTTAATATATAAGGAAACGAAAATGAAAATGTGTTCGTACTGCCATTGGCTGTGTACGAAACACGAGCATTAAACGACATTTCTTATATCTAAAGTGTCCTATTATGATTACTTGGTTTGGTCTATGAAATCGTAAATACCTTGCTTTTGATTTTTAGGATATTGGTTAGTTCCTTTACCTATAGCTGTGATAACCGATTTATTAACATAAGCTTGAGCCAAGTTAATTTTAGGATTTATTATTGATTTATATTTTGAGTTAAACTTAATATTAGTAAAAGCAAAGTCTCTATTTCTCTTAATAATATTATATACCATAGTTCTCTTACCACCTTTAACAGTTAAGAACTCATCAATTTTAATTGTAGTTGGTGCATCTTGATAAGCCTTTGTTTTGATAAGAGCCTCTAATTCTTTTCTTACTGAAGACTTTCCAATAAGTTCTTGGTATTCTTCAAATGCTGTTTTACCAGTAGCTTCATTAACAAATTTACTTAAGTCTACTCCTTGAATTGTACTATCTAATTCAGGAATACTTACTTCATCATTAATAAGTGTTTCTAATAATTTATCTGGTTTTTCTGATTTAACAGTAAATGGATTAAATAGATTATTAAAATATCTACCTATCATTCCTGATTGACTTTTTAATATTGGTTCACCTAATACATTGTAAGTCATAGGTAAGCCCATACCACCTAATCTTTTTTTAGCTTGTTCTAATATACCATCTGCTTTTCTGTAATATGGGTCATCAATTAATTTTGTAAGTAAATTAGGTACATAAGAACCTGCTTTGTTTTGTATCCACCATGCACCTCTTTTATCTACATCTGTACCATCTACAGCTTTTAAGAAATCTATTAATCCTTTTAAATAAGTTTTAGATGCAATATTTTGGAAAGCAGATTTATAAGTTGATACAGCTCCATTCATAATTTTTGTATCTAAACTTAAATTATCTGCTGAACCTTTTTGTTGATTGACCATAAAAGATAAAAGATTATTTTCTATTTCTGCTCTATCTCTTTCATTTAAGTCATTATAAATTGTAGAGTAGTCAGCAATAAATCCTATCATCATACCTATTGGGTCTAATCTTCCATATTCAATAAATGTATCTCCTATTTTTATAGAGTATGGTTGGAAACCTTTTGATTGTTGTATTCTTCTAATATTTTTATCTGGATGATAACCACCAGTAATAGAACCTGATATTGATAATAAACTTGCTAATCCAAGAATAGCTGTACCAACAGCAACTCTTCCTCTTACTTCTGCAATTCTTATAGCGTCTCTACTTGCACCTGTTGTATGTTTCCAATTTTTACCAACTAATCCAAGTGGTGTCATTTCAAGTGCTTGTAATGCCAAGTTAGAAGGTGTTTTAACAAATGGAAGTATCTGTTTCATTATAGGTACTTCGTTAGTTATTTGTTGAACTTTACCTAAAATACCATCTAACTCTTTTGTAAATGTCACTTCTTTTGCAAATCTTGAAGCTTCTTTATCTACTGCAATAACTCCACTTTCATCAAAACCTTCTTTAAATCTTCTATGAACATATTCGTCAAACTCTGAAATTGTTTTACCATCTGGTAATGTTAAGACTACTTTGTTTGGGTCTAATCTTTTGCCTCTAGCTTCTGATACAGCCATGGCCATTAATTTACTTCTGTAAGCTATTTGTTTAAAAAATTCATCGACTGCTGTTAATCCTCTTAATGGAACTCTAACAGCTTTTGCAAGTCTACTATTACCTAATGCTTTTGTATTTGTGTCAAACTTTGTACTACCAGCAAATAAAATACTATCTTCGTCATTAAATGATTTTTTCATAAAAGTGACTGCATCTGATAAATAACTTCTATAGCCAGCAATAGTTGCCAATGCCTGGTCTCCTTGTTCTCTCATAGATGCTTTTGTGTATTCATCCATTCCCCAAGTCATTTTACTTCCAGCCCATGTAGCAACAGGTCTTAAGAATAAGTTATTGGCTGTAGATATAGTGTTAATTACTTGTGTTTTAGGATTAGATAATGCAAATGACATCCATACTTCGTTTGCTCTATTCCAAAATCTATTTCTAAAAGCAAAGTCTACAATTCTAGTAAGCATATTCTTATCTTTAACCATAGCTATACCTTCATAGAATGCTTTGAAGTTTCCATCAAAGCTGTCCATACTTCTAACTAAATTAAGAATATTTTGTCTGTCTAAATCAACATTAGCATCTTTTAATACTCCTCTTAAATTTAGACCTCTACCAAGATTAGATGCTACCTTGTCATCAAATCTCATAAGTCTCATTAATAAAGCTGTAGTAATTTTAGCTTCGTTTTCAGTATATTCTTTTGTACCTCTAGCTAATCCTACTGACATTTTATAAAGAGCATCTGCAAGATTTTGCTGAATAGCTTGAGACGCATACATAAACTTTAGACCTTCTTCTAATTTGTTTCCAAGTTGGCCTAACATCTTTGTTGTTTGTATTATGTCATAACCTTGTTTTGTTGCTTGTCTCTCAATAATTTCTGTAGACATAACATCAAATTTCTTTTCTGCTCTTATAACTCTTTGAATTGCATCTAGTGCAATAATACCAAAATCAGTATCAGCGTATGCTCTAGGTGATAAACCTAAATCTAACGCTTCATCAATATCTTTAAAATTTAATCCCTCTTCGCCTTTTCTTGCTCTTTCTATAAAATCTTGAAAGTTATTTACTATTCTTTCATTGATACCTTGAGCATCTGCTTTGTCTTTTAGTGTTCTAACAATTCCACCTATTTGCTCTGTACCACTATCTTTTATAATACTATCTACTAATTTCTTTGTGCTTCCTCTTCCTGAAGCTGTTAAATTTCTTTCAGCACTTTCTCTTAATCCTTCTTCTAATTTTGCTAATCTAGCTGTGTCTACTTTTTCACCAGCAAGTGCTTTTCTTTTTAATTTTATCCATTGTGACATTCCATGTAATTGGTTCTTTATAAATGGAGCTGAACCTCTTATTACACCTTCCATAACACCACCAAGTAATGCACCTTCGATAGCATTCTTTAATCTTGCTTCATAAAAACTTTCGTCTTTACCTTCTGAAGACAAGTAATCAAATAATGGATTTTGTAATGAAGGAAATTGTGTATTTAACATATCAACAAATCTTCCTGTTTCTTCATCAAAAGCTACGAAGTCTGCTACTGCACCTCTTGTTGTAGCCTTTGCAAAGTTAGTAGTAGCCTTTGCACCTTTAACAAATTTTAAAGGTTTTAATGGAGCTGTTAAATACCAACCAGATAAAAATTGTGAAATAGAACTGGTGACTGCTCCTGCTGTTGTGTCAGGTGCATCAACATCATCTGGAAGTATATCTAATATTTTTGTATCACCGACAACTGTTGGGTCTCCTGATACTGGTAATTTAATATTATTTTTAATTACATCATCATAAGTATGGTATTGAACAAAACCATTTTCAGCGTTGTCACCAAAAGTAAATCCACCAATACCAGTTAATCTTTTTGCATCTTGTCCTAAATCTTCAATAAGTTTTACTGCTGATTTAGTTGCTTTAACTACACCACCATAAGCCTGGACAGGTACATCTGTTAATATACCTCTTTTCTCTTCCTCACCTTCAGCTTCAACATTTTCTTCTGGTACAGGTACAGGATTTTCCATATCCTGAAAGAACTTATCTATTTGTTCTTGAGTATAATTATCTGGAAAACTAAACTCTTTTCCATTTCTCTCTATTGTTATTGCCATTATTGTCCTGTTGGTTGTGGTAAAATTATATTGTAATTGTCAAAGAAGATTTTCTTATAAAACTCATAATTACCTCTTATGACTACGCTATTTGCTAAAGCTTCTCCTATGGTTGCTCTTACTTCAGCGTCAAAATCTTTTTGATATTTAGTTGGTTTATCTCTGTATTTATCTTCGTCTTTATTATCAGTGTGCCATTCTAAAAGGTCATCTGTAAATCTAGCTTTGATAAAATTAAGTTCTACTGCAAACTCTGGATTTGTTGCTAAATATTTATCTTTAAATATAGGCATGTAATCCTGGAATGGTTTACTTTGTAAGAAGAAAATATTTTGTTTGTAAACTAAATCTTTACCTGCATTGTTAGAGTACCTTAAATAATCTGCTGTTGTTAGCTCACCATTTATAGCAAACTCTAAAGCTTTATCTCTTACTCCATAAGGATTTGTTTCAGTTAAACCATCTAAAGTAGTAAGTGCATCTAATGAACTCTCTGTGACTTTTATACTTTTATTAATACCTTCATTAAGTGCTCTAAAAAATATTTTATCTTTATTAGAATATTTAGGTTTGAATTGGTCATTCTCATCAACAACTGTAGTATTTAAAAATATTCCAAGATTAAAACCTGGTTCATTATAAGACCTAAAAAAATCATCTGTTAAATTAGATTTTCTTGTATCTTCATTTATATTTTTTAATTTTAATCTTTTATCTTTAAAATCTAATTCTTTTTCAGTTAAGACATCTAATAATGATAATCTTACAGTTTCTCTTCTTCTACTTCCTTTTTCTCCTGCAAAATATCCTGTACCTAATTTAAGGTCTTTCATATTATCAAGTACATTTCTTGCGTAATCAAATCCTTGTTGGTCATTAATTACATCTAAATATTTTTTAAATCCTGCAATAAACAAATCATTTGCTCTAGTTCCATCTGTACCTAATGAAATGAATGAAGCTGTCTCATCTTTAATTTTCTTAAATAAATCTTCAGTAGTTAAATTATCCATTTGTGCTTCTATAAATATTCCTGAATAATTTTTGATAGCGTTATTTTCTGTATTCTTTTTTATGTAAGCCATTCTATCAGCATTAAATTGTTGCTCTCTTTCTGCTCTAAATGATGATGTAGAGTTAAAGAAAGCTTTACCTAATGCTATAGGGTCATAGTTTGCTAGATTTTCTCTTTCATAAAATTCTTTTAATTTTGTTTCATAAGTTTCTGACCAAGCGTTTGGTGTTAAACTTTGAACTAAATTTGAACCTGCTGTAAAATTATCAAATTCATTTTTAAATTGTCTTGCTTTATTAGCTAAATCTAATTCCATCATTTTGTTAAAGTAATGTGGATTAGCACCTTCAGGTATTTTTCCATTTTTAACTAAACTAGCAAAGTCTGCTTTGTTAGCGTTATAATCAGCAATAGCTTTAGCTTGATTTTTCTCTTTATCTTTAATCTCTTCTGTTATTGAAAAGTTAGTTAAAGAAGGAACTATACTTGATAATGATTTAGATAATGCTACTAGACCATCGCTTACACTTGCTCTTTCTGGCTTATAGAACATATTGTAATCAACTGTCTCTATAGTCATTTCAGGCATTTGACTAAACTCTGGATTTGGGTCTTTAGGTGTTCTAGCCATTAGTCCTCCCACCCATCATAATATAGACTTTCTGAAGTTCCATAATCGTAAGGGTCTGTGTTAGTTTCAAATCTATTTTGTTTTGCTTTGTAATCGTAATAAGTAGAAGCAAATGATAATCCAGCAGAGGCCATGTTGTATCCTCTAGTGACTGGAGAAACCATTGTAGCTTCTCTTTGATAATTCAAATCTAATGCAGGTAGTGTATTGTAAAGATAATTAAATTTACTTCTGTCAATATTACCTAATACTCTATTTCTATATTGTCCTTCTGTTCTGTAATAATTTTGTAGTAAGAAATCATAAGTATTACCTGTAATGTTTTCTCTATTAACTTTAAATATTGACCTTTTCTTTCTAGCTACTTTTTCTGCTTCACCAATCTTTTCTAATCTACCTTTTGTTTTTTCGATAAGCTGTCTACCTTTAGTGACCATTCTTGCTTCTCGATTACGCATAGCAATTTCATTTTGTCTTTCTTGCTGTTGTTTTATGGCCTTCTGTTGAGCTGTTTGTACTTGGTACTGCAACACAGCAGATGCACCAGCGACTATTAAAGTTGGATTACACATTATATTTTTACAAATTCATAAAATTTTCTATTTTCTATTCCATAATTAACTTCGTTTATGATGGAGAAACCCATCCACTTAAGCCAGTTAATATGAAGTTTATTTCTTTTATCTACATAGTTATGTAGAATTTGATGTTTACCTTTAAGAACATCACAAACATCTTTTGAGTTTCTTAAAAAAGATAAACTAATTTTTTTTAAATCATCGGTACCTACCATCCAAATAAATCCTATTAATCCATTTGGAACGACACCTAACATAGCAACAGGTTTACAATCTGCATTACAAATTACTAA